GTTCATTTGTCCTTTTGGATAATGAACGTTGCTTGATAGATTTACTAGAACATGCTGCAACAGCTAGTGGTGCAACGGTGGTTCAAACTATCTCAAAGAAATTTGACCCACAGGGAGTCACTGTGCTTTGTTTACTATCGGAGAGTCACATCTCCATTCACACCTGGCCAGAGGAGGGTATGGCTGCCGTAGACGTTTATACTTGTGGTACTTGTGATCCTAAGATTGGGTGTGATATAATCATTGAGCAGTTACATGCCCAAGATCATACTTTAAGTTACATAGAACGGTAACAAAAGTTACAAAAAAAGTATCTAATATATTATACGTTCATTCGCTATTTCCGAATAGCGAACGGAAGTAAGGAAACTGAAGGAACGCAAATTTACCCAAAGTAAAGGAGCAAATCCAATGTCCAAAGTCGTATACAGAGGTGTTGAATACGATACTCAAAAGCGTATCGAATATCAACAGCAAATGATGCAACAACCCCAACAATACAATGAGATCTATCGCGGAATCAAGTTTGTAAAGGATGGCCATAAGTGATGAAAAAACTTAACTTCCTACAACTCATTAAAGAGAAGAAGCAAAAAGAAGATCGTCGCCATCAAGCCAAACTAGTTCATCTAGTAATTGCAAGATGATATTCAGGAGGGTTTACACCCTCCTTTTTTTATGGTAAAATTGGGGAAGATAATACTATCTTATGGACAGAGACAAACTAAAACTAATTGTTCGCAATCTTGAGTTGCTTGTTGAGTCATTGAAATCTGAAGTTTATTCGGATACTCAAAGTTACATGGAATATGATAAAATTACAGCAGCACTTTCTGATTATGATGAGGTGTTTGAAGACGATGATGGTTACCCCGATTGAGTAAATGACAGTAAAACTTATTTCGATTACGCCAGATGCCGAAAAGACAATGGCATATGTTGCGAGAGTTAGCAACCCTGCGAATCAAGACAACGAAAACTATGCCAAGTTGCTTGCTTATTGTATTAAGCATAATCATTGGTCTGTTTTTGAGCAGTCTTTTATGACTCTTGAGATTGAGACGAACCGTGGTATTGCAGCACAAATTTTACGCCACAGAAGTTTCACGTATCAAGAATTTTCACAACGTTATGCCGATACAAATCTTCTGAGTGATCATATTCCTGTTCCAGAACTTCGTCGTCAGGATACCAAGAACCGTCAAAATTCGATTGATGATTTAGATCCAGACATGGTTTTAATAATGAACACAATGATCCAAGAGTTGTTTAAAGATGCTCAAGGAGTTTATAACTATCTACTAGAACAGGGTGTTGCTAAAGAATGCGCTCGTTTTGTGCTTCCTCTTGCAACTCCTACGCGCATTTATATGAGCGGTTCCTGTCGTAGTTGGATTCATTATATCAATCTGCGTTCTGCAAATGGAACTCAGAAGGAACATATGGACATTGCACTTGCCTGCAAAGAAGTATTCAAAGAACAGTTTCCTTCGGTTGCAGAAGCCCTAGAATGGGTCTAAATAACATTACATATTATTACACATTATGCCAACATATCCAGTCAAGAATTTGAAGACGGGTGAAACACAAGAACTCTACATGTCCATGATCGAATATGATCAATGGAAAAAAGACAACCCAGATTGGGACAAGGATTGGTCTCAGGGTTGTGCTGGAGTAGGAGAAGTGGGTGAGTGGGCAGATAAGCTCATTCAAAAGAACCCAGGGTGGAATGATGTACTCAGAAAGGCATCTAAGATGCCTGGGGCCAAAGTAAAACCATTTAGTTAATTATGCCAAGGAAAAAGTCTTCGGGTATTGGAACAAGTCCTGTTCCTTTTGGAATGAGCAATCGCGTCATGAAAAGGAAAAAACCAATCAATCTTGATTATATTCGTAACATTGATCCATTAACGGACAATCAAGAACGTCTGTTTGATTCTTATGATAGTGGCAAAAATATTGTTGCATATGGAGCTGCTGGTACAGGTAAAACCTTTATCACTTTATACAATGCATTGCAAGATGTTTTAAACGAGAAATCTCCTTACGAAAAAATCTATATCGTCAGGTCTCTTGTTGCTACCCGTGAAATTGGTTTCCTTCCAGGTGACCATGAAGATAAGTCGTCTCTTTATCAGATTCCTTATAAGAACATGGTTAAATACATGTTCGAAATGCCAACAGATTCAGACTTTGAAATGCTCTATGGTAATCTGAAGAATCAAGGAACGATTAGTTTCTGGAGTACTTCTTTTATCCGAGGTACAACTCTTGATAATGCTGTAATTATTGTTGATGAATTCCAAAACTTGAATTTTCACGAACTCGATTCCATCATTACTCGTGTTGGCGAGAATACTAAGATTATGTTCTGTGGTGATGCAACTCAAAGTGACTTGGTGAAGACGAACGAAAAGAATGGAATCATCGATTTCATGAGAATCCTTCACCAAATGCCTTCTTTTGATATTATTGAATTTGGATTAGAAGATATTGTAAGATCTGGTCTCTGTAAAGAATATCTTGTTGCTAAAGCTGAACTCGGAATGTAATGAAATTTAATCATGTAGAAATTGATCTTCCCAAACTGGAAAGAGACACTATTGACGGTGTAAGATACTATAGTGTTCCTGATGAGACCGACTCATTTAAGTTGGTCTCTATCACTTCTGTAATCAGTCACTTCAATAAGGACTTTTTTGCTTCTTGGAGAAAAAAAGTCGGAGATGCTGAAGCAGATAGAATCACTCGTAAAGCCACATCAAGGGGAACTGATACTCATACTTTAATTGAGCAGTATCTTCGCAATATGGATTGTAACTCAGATGTTCTTCCAATTTCTGAGATGTTATTTCAGGTTGCAGTCCCAGAACTTAAGCGTATAAATAATATCTATGCACTAGAAGGTTCTCTTTACAGTAAGTATTTGGGTATTGCTGGAACCGTTGATTGCATCGCAGAATATGATGGTGAATTGTCAATTATTGACTTTAAGACATCAAAAAAACCAAAACCAAAAGAGTGGATTGAGCACTATTTTGTTCAGTGCTGTGCTTATGCATGTATGCTTCACGAATTGACAGGCCTGTCAGTTAAAAAGTTCGTGATCATCATGACATGTGAGACTGGAGAGTGTGTCGTCTATGAGGAAAGAGATAAAGAAAAATATCTTCGTTTATTAACTCAATACATCAAAAAATTTGTCACAGATAAGTTAACAAGTCTTGACAAATAGTTCGTTATGGTTTATGATGATGAAAATTCTTGTTATAAATGTACGCAACTCTTTTAAATCCAATGCAGAATGAACTCGAAAAGGTATTCGAAAACAAATTTTTCTGCCCAGCTAAGTTCGCTCAAGAGATAGAAGGACTTGTGCATAGTGATTTAAACATGAATTACATTGATGCCATCGTGTATTTTTGTGAAAAGAATAACATCGATTTAGAAAGTGTTCCCAAACTAATCTCAAAACCATTGAAGGAAAAGATTAAGTACGAGGCAATGCAGTTAAACTTTCTAAAGCGTAGTTCAAGAGCTAGACTGGTATTCTAAAATTAGCTTTTGATTCCATTTTTGGTCGAAAAAAACTCCGGCAAAAATTTTCGCATATTACCTTTTTAGAATGATGCCCTTTGATACCTATAAGACTTATATTGCACTGAAAAATCACTTTACACAACCTAATTATGATTATCAAAAGTATTGTGGAAAAATTAAAGCGAGTGTCCAGTCTTTTTACAAACGAAAAGACCGATTCTGGTTCGAAAAACTGTCCCGTAATAAAACTGACAAAGAAATTGAGGACTTTTTTGTCAGCAATTTTGTTATGGCCTCTGATCCTGCTAATTTGTGGGTTGGAAGTATTATTCGTGAAGGTGACCGAAATTATACAGACTGGCAAAGAAAGATTCAATCGCTAAGTTATATTTTTAAAGAAGAATCAGAGAAACTTTTTTCTGAGAATAAATTTGAGGATGTTTTTGATTGCAAGAGCGGTCATCCTCCAGTTCTAAAAAGTTTCCTGAGCGGGAAAATTAGCCTTGAAACATTGGTAATCTATGATAGAATCTTTCTGTTCGGGAAATCTTTTGACAAGAAGTTAAAAGACCCGATTTGGGAGATTGTCAGTTTGAAAATGAAAAAGTATTCTCCTTTTCTAAATATCGATGTATTCCGTTATAGAAAAATCTTG